ATATATAATATAAGAAAAAAAGTAGTATTTTTAGTATTTTATATTTTTCTACAAAAAGGAGGAACAAATGTGGATTTTTATAAAATAAAAACCCAAGAAACAAAAAATGGACGTATAGAAGTATTTCCGGACTTTTTAAACAAACCATCAAAAGACTTAATGGTTCGTGGAAAATCCTTTTACGCTGTTTGGGATGAAGAAACTAAATTATGGCTCACAGACGAGTTAGAGGTTGCTCGGATTATAGATAAAGATTTGTGGAAACACGCGGATGAATTAATACAAGAAGGAAAGAAAGTTGTTGTTAAAACGGCAGAAAGCAATGATTCAGGGACTTGGAAAAAATATGCTGCATTCTTGAAGAATATGCCTGATTCTTATAAGCCTTTAGACAACAAAATTATATTTCAAAACGATAAACTAACTCGAACAAGTTACGCTACTCGTCAATTGTCATATAGTATAGAAGAAGGACCTATTGAATCTTATGACAGATTGATGAGTGTTCTATTCGAGCCAGAAGAAAGAGCTAAACTTGAATGGGCTGTTGGAAGTATTTTGTGTGGAGACAGTAAACATATACAAAAATTTATTGTTATATATGGAGAAAGCGGAAGTGGAAAATCGACTTTCTTAAATATTCTTCAGAAACTTGTAGAAGGATACTATATAACATTCAATGCTAAAAATTTAGGAAGTATATCTGCACAGTTTGCCACCGAACAATTCAAGTCAAATCCATTGGTAGCAATACAGCATGATGGCAATTTGTCGAAAATTGAAGACAACAGCACATTAAATTCATTGATATCTCACGAGCCTATAATTATAAACGAAAAGCATAAATCACAATATTCATTAGCAGTCCAATGTTTTTTATTTATAGGAACAAATAGCCCAGTTGAAATCACAGATTCAAAATCTGGTTTGCTTAGAAGATTATTGGACGTGCAGTCTTCTGGAAATAAAGTAGGGATATCTGAATATAAGAGGCTTGTTAAAAATATAGATTTTGAATTAGGAGCTATTGCATCTCATTGTATTAGAAAATACAAATCTATGGGAGAAACATATTATGATGATTATGTATCTTTCACAATGATAAGTGCAACAAATTCAATATATAGTTTTTTAGAAGAAAATTATTTATTATATTTAAATTCAGAATTTATACATTTAACTCAAGCTTATAATTCTTACAAAACTTTTTGTGAGGAAGCGGGAATTAAATACAAGGTAAACAAACAGATATTCGCAAACGATTTAAAGCATTATTTCAAAACCTTTAAAAAACAATACCACCACAACGGAGTTCATTATTATAGCGTATATTTTGATATTAAAAAAGAATTATTCGAGGGAATGACTACTGTTGAAGACAACAAAAATCAGACCTGGCTTGAATTTAATTCTACGAAGTCATTGTTTGATGATTTATATTCTGGAGCGCAAGCTCAATTGGCTAATAAAGATGGAACTCCAAGACGTGGATGGGATAATTGTAAAACAAAACTATGTGATATTTCAACAAGCGAATTACATTATGTAAGACTTCCTGAAAATCACATAGTAATTGATTTTGATTTGAAAAATGAGAAAGGAGAAAAAGATTATGAAATGAATTTAAAAGCAGCAAATCAATGGCCTAAAACCTATGCAGAGCTAAGTAAGTCTGGAGCTGGTATTCATTTGCATTATTTCTATAATGGAGATGTTCATAAACTTTCTTCTTTATATTCTGATAATGTAGAAGTTAAGGTGTTTATTGGAAAATCATCTCTAAGAAGAAAACTTACAAAATGCAATGATATTCCAATATCTCACATTTCGTCGGGGTTACCAGAAAAGGAAGTTGATAAAATGGTAAATTTAACAGCAGTTGAAAACGAGAAGCATTTGCGTCGCTTAATAGAAAAAGCTTTAAATAAAGAAGTGCATGCTAGTACAAAACCAAACTGCGATTTTATATTTAAAATATTAGATGACGCATATAATTCTGGCATTGTTTATGACGTCACTGATATTCGAGGACGAGTTTTGGCATTTGCTGCCCAAAGCACTAACCAGGCTGGATATTGCGTGGATTTGGTTAATAAAATGCATTTTTCTAGCGAAAAAGAAAGCGAAGCAGCAGTGTCTGACGGCGATTATGTTATATATGACGTTGAGGTATTTAGAAATTTATTCTTGGTTTGTTACAAGATAGTTGGAGCAGACAAAGAAGTAAACGTTTTAATAAATCCAGGACCATTAGAAGTAGAATCTTTGTTTAAGTACAAACTAATTGGATATAATAATTTTCATTATGATGACCACATGCTATATGCTAGATATATTGGTTATACTAATGAACAATTATATTTAAAAAGTACTAGTATAATTAATTCTACTTTTAAAGGAGAGCAGGGTTTTAAAGAAGCACGTAATATATCATTTGCCGATGTTATGGATTTTGTTGTTGGGGCTGCTAAAAAGTCCCTAAAGAAATGGGAAATTGAGCTAGGTATAAATCATCAGGAATTAGATATTGATTTTGACAAAGAAGTTCCAGAAGAAGATTGGCCTAAAATTATAGAATATTGTAAAAATGATGTCCTTGCAACAGAAACTTTATTCCAAGTTAAACAGGCTGATTTTATGGCTAAATTGATATTAGCGGAACTTGCTAACAGTAAACCAAATCTATCTACTAATAACCTAGTTAATAAAATTGTTTTTGGTGATGATAGAAACCCAGAATTGGTTTATACACACCTAGAAGAAACATTTCCTGGATATGAATTTATTCCTGGACCCGACAATAAAATGCACAATATGTATAGAGGAACCGATGTTAGTATGGGCGGATATGTATACGCAGAACCTGGAATATACTTTAACGTTGCTCTACTTGATATTCAGTCTATGCATCCGAATTCATTAATTGCGATGAATTATTTCGGAAAATATACTAAAAATTATAAAGACCTTTTGGATGCTCGTATTGCTATAAAAAAGAAAGATATAGAATCTGCTAAAAAAATGCTTGACGGAAAATTAATTCCTTATCTTTCTGACGATAGCGCGCTAGATGATTTGGCATACGCATTGAAAATTGCTCTGAATAGTGCATATGGACAAACAGCCGCCACTTATCCAAACATAATGCGAGACCCACGTAATGTTAATAATATTGTTGCCTTGCGAGGAGCTTTATTTATGAAGACATTACAAGATGAGGTTCGGGAACGAGGATTCACTGTAGCACATATAAAGACCGATTCAATTAAAATTGTTGATGCAACTCCAGAAATAATAAAATTTTGTAAGGAGTTTGCAATAAAATACAATTATATTTTTGAACATGAAGCTACTTATGAGAAGATGTGTTTAATAAATGATGCTGTGTATATTGCAAAATATGCATGGGCTGAAAAAACTAAACTCATAGGAAAGTGGACCGCTGTTGGAGATAGATTTGCAGAGCCTTATATTTTTAAGAAGTTATTTAGTAGAGAAGAATTAGTGTTTAACGATTATGTTCAAATTAGGTCGGTTAATAAGCCTGGTGTTATATTTTTGGATTTTAATGAAGGCTTGTTAGAAGGAGAACATAATTATGTTCATGTTGGTCGAGACGGGTCGTTTATACCAGTTCTTCCTGGAACAAATGGTGGAATATTAGTTTGTTTAAGGAGAGAAAAATATGATGCAGTATCTGGAACTAAAGGATGGAGGTGGAAAGAAGCAGATGAAGTGAAAAAAAGTTATACTTTGGAGGAAGTAATTGATATTTCTTATTATAGAAAACAATTAGACGAAGCTGTAGATAAAATTCGACAATTTGGAGATGTTGAACTTTTTTTAGATGACTATGATGACCCGGATGCTCCAGATGATGTTGAATTAGTTGATTTAATTGGATTTGATGATGTTCCAAGTTTAGTAACGGTTGCAAAAAGCAACTAAAAATGAAAGGAGATAATAAAATGGCAGCAGTAAATACTTATAAAGTAAATGATAGGGTAACAATTTATAATGCTAAAATAATGTTTCGTAATTTTAGTGGAGAGGAGACTCAGTTCAATCCTAAAGGAAATAGAAATTTTTGTATATTTTTAGAAGATGATATTGCAAAAGATTTAGAAAGTAAGGGATGGACTATACGATGGCTTAACTCTAGAGAAAACGATCCTCCTCAACCAATGATATCTGTAAAAGTAGCATTTGGAAATTCACCTCCGACAATTGTGTTGATATCCGAAGGAAGAAAATCGAAAATAACAGAAGAGACTGTCAATATATTAGATTGGGCAGAACTTGAGACTTGTGATGTTATATTATCACCATACACATGGAACGTGAGAGGTCAAACTGGAGTAAAAGCGTATTTAAAAAGTATGTATGCTACATTGAAAGTAGACGAGTTGGCTAAAAAATATGATTATAACGAAGGAGCGGATGCTGCAATAGGAGGGTGCGGAGACTGTGATATTTGCGATGGGTCTTGCGGAAGCTCTGAGGCATTGTAAGTATTAAGGAGGTGAGAGAATGATAAAACCTTTGCGCGACTATCAATATGAAGCAGTTCAAAAAATGCATAATGGATGTGTTTTGGTTGGAGGCGTGGGTTCTGGAAAAACTCTCACCTCCTTGGTTTTTGTTTATACAAAATGGCTTGGAGGAGTTACTCCATGCCTTACACCGGATAAATACTCAGAGCCAACAATTAAAAAAGATGTATATGTTATTACAACAGCAAGAAAAAGAGATAGTAGAGATTGGCAGGATGAAGCTGATAATATTGTTATGGGTATAACAAAAACAGATTCGTGGAATAACATACATAAATACACTCATATAAAAGATGCAATATTTATATTTGATGAAACACACATTTTAGGGTATGGTAGTTGGACACAATCATTTTTAAAAATTGCATCAAAAAACAAATGGATTCTTTTATCTGCAACTCCAGCAGATAGTTGGATGGATTTCATGCCGGTTTTTATAGCTAATGGATATTATAAAAACAAAACAGAATTTGTTAGGGAGCATGTAATTTATTCTAGATATTCTAAATATCCAAAAGTAGAAAGATATATAAACGTAAGAAAATTAATAAGGATTAAAAACGAAGTTGTCGTAAATATGCTTTTTAATAGACATACTATTCCTCATCATATATATAAGTATTGTGCTTATGATGCTGAAAAGTATAAAAAGCTTTCTGTCGATAGATGGAATATTTATGATAAAAAACCTTTAAAAGATGCTGGCCAATTATGTTTTTATTTAAGAAAACTTGTAAATTCTGATAAAAGTAGATTGGACGCTCTCGATGAGATATTTTCAAAACATGATAGGCTCATTATATTTTATAGTTTTGATTATGAGCTATTTATTTTAAGAGAATGGTGTAAGAATAGAGATCATTTGTTTTCTGAATGGAATGGGCATGCACATTATAAAATTCCTGAAGGACCTTCATGGATATATTTGTGTCAATACTCCTCCGCTTCAGAGGCATGGAATGCAATAACTACCAATTGCGTTGTTTTCTTTTCACAAACATATTCTTATAGGACAATGGTTCAGGCTTCTGGTCGTATTGATAGAATGAACACTAAATTTATTAATTTATATTATTATCATTTATTGTCTAATAGTTCTATTGATAAAGCTATAGAAAATGCCCTAAAAACTAAGCAAAACTTTAATGAATCAAAGTTTTTAGAAGCTTTGTAGTTTGCAGAAAAAACATGCCCTATAACAGAAGAGATAAATTTTCGACGCTTTTGCGATGAAAAATTTTATCTCTTTTTATTTTTTAAAGGAGGATTTATGTTAGAAAGAGATTTTCAATCTAAAGTTATAAAAACTATAAAAGAACGCTACCCAGATTCCATTGTTTTAAAAAACGACCCCAATTATATTCAAGGATTTCCAGATTTAACAATTCATAATAACGGGCGTTATGCTTTGCTTGAGTGTAAACGTTCAGAGAATGAGCCTCATCAACCAAATCAAGACTATTATATTTCATGGGCTAATGAACACGGTGGATTTGGAGGATTTATATGTCCAGAAAATATGGAAGAACTTTTGAAAAAACTAGATAAGTATATTGGTGTAGAAACATATTTTATTGTGGATAAGAAGGGAGAGTAAATAAATGATATTTAATAAACACCCAGGACTAGAAAATACCCATGCATTTTTATCGCCATCTAGATATTATTGGGTGCATTATGATGACGAAAAGTTTTATCAAGCATATAATGCTTGGCATGCTGCTAATCGTGGAACAGAGCTCCATAAGCTAGCTTCCGATTTAATACGATTAGGAGTTAAACTTCCAAGAACAAATAAAACACTAAATATGTACGTGAATGATTGTTTAGGTTTTCGTATGGAACCGGAAGTATGTTTGTTTTATTCATATAATTGCTATGGAACATGTGATGCTATTTCTTTTCGGAAAAACGAGTTAAGAATAAGCGACTTAAAAACCGGAAAAACTCCAGCATCATTAAAACAAGTAGAAGTTTATGCTGCATTGTATTGTTTAGAGTATAATATATCTCCTAACGACATTGATATTGAACTTAGACTTTATCAATCCGATGAATGTTTTTGTGAAAACCCAGAACCAGAAAGTATCCTATATATTATGCAAAGGATAAAAGATTTCGACAAAAAGATAGATGAATTAAAACACGGACAATAGGAGGTTTTTAACAATGTCTTTCTTAATGCATTATGGTACTCCACGCCATTCTGGAAGATATCCTTGGGGTAGTGGAAAAAATCCGCAGCATTCAAAGTCATTTAGTACTATGGCATCTGAACTTAAAAAACAGGGTCTTTCAGAAGTGCAAATAGCCAAATCTTTAGGAATGACAACGACTGAACTTCGTGCTAAAAAACACATGGATAAAGAGCTTGCATATGGTTCTCAGTTAGCTACTATAAAGCGATTAAAAGATAAAGGATATTCTGATAATGCCATAAGTAAAAGATTGGGAATTTCTCCTAATACCGTAAAGAAAGTGTTAGATCCAATTACTCAAAAAAGGCATGAAGAAACAAAAGCTACCGTTAATATTCTTGCAGAAGAAGCTAAGAAAAAGGGAATGCTTGATGTTGGAACAGGAGTACATATAGGATTGGGAGTTAGTAAATCAAAACTTGATGTTTCTCTTAAAGAATTAGAAGCAAAAGGATATTTTGTAACCAACATTCAAACTCCTCAATTGGGAACAAATACAAAAACTACTGTTAGAGTTCTAATGAGTCCTGATTCTATTGAACAAGCTAAAAAAGAATATGTTGTAAAGGATAAAGATAAATGGGATAAAAAAACAACAGAAGATAAACTTTCAACAATGGCCTATGTGTATGCTAACAAACATTCTCATGAAATTTCATTGGTTAATGCTTGGTCAGATAATGGAGGAGAAACTTTTAATGTTGTAAAACCTCCAATATCCATTGATTCTAAACGAATTATGGTCCGGTTTGATGACGATACACCTTCTGGAAGTTCTATGGATGGAGTAATTCAGATTAGAAGAGGAGTCGCGGACATCGCATTACCAAATGACTTGAGATATGGACAAGTTAGAATCGCTGTTGATGGAACTCATTACATGAAAGGTATGGCTATATACGGAACCAATATGCCAGATGGAGTTGATATTATCTATAATAGTAATAAAAACTCTTCCGTTGGTAAACTCGGTGCTATGAAAAAGATGAACGATGTGATAGATCAAGATGATGGCGGGTCTATATACATAGATAAATCTGGAGAACAAAAGATAAACGAGTTTGGTGCTTCTATTAGGCAATATACATATACAGATTCAAATGGAAATGCACAACAATCTGTTATAAATATTGTTGGTTTTCCAGGAAAAGAAGGCAGCGGCGTAGAAGGCTCGTGGAAAACTTGGTCTAAAACTCTATCTAGTCAGTTCCTATCAAAACAATCTCCAGAATTAGCACAAAAACAACTTGATATAGCCTATGCGCAACAAAAAGAAATCTTCGATAAATACATGTCTCTTACTAATCCAGCTGTTAAAAGAAGATTATTAGATTCGTTTGCTGATGATTGCGATTCTAAAGCTGTTCATTTAAAAGCTGCAGCACTTCCAAGGCAGACATCAAATGTTATTATACCAATAACTTCTCTTGCACCAGACGAGGCATACTCACAAAATTATAACACAGGCGAACAAATAGTTCTTATTAGATACCCGCATGCTGGAACGTTTGAAATTCCTTTATTAACAGTTAATAATAGGAACCAAGAAGGAATAGACGTTTTGGGAAATGGAATAGATGCCGTTGGAATACATCCTTCTGCTGCTCAAAAACTTTCAGGAGCTGACTTCGATGGCGATACAGTAATAGCAATACCATTTACGGGTGAAATTAAAACCTCAGAAACTCTTAAAGAACTAGAAGGATTTGACCCTAAAAAAGCTTACCCAAAAGTAGAAGGCATGAAGGTTATGACAGAGCAACAAGAAGGTCAAGAAATGGGGTCTGTCTCTAACTTAATAACCGATATGCAACTACAAAATGCTACTGCCTCTGAAATAGCTCGTGCTGTTAAACATAGCATGGTTGTAATTGACTCCGTCAAGCATGAATTAAACTACCGACAGTCTGCTGAAGACAATGGCATAGCTGAATTAAAGACCAAGTATCAAGGAGGGCCTCGTGCTGGAGCCTCAACTATAATAAGTAGGGCCTCTTCTCAAGATAGGGTTGGTATCAGAAAGGCCCTTACAAAAGAACAGGCCTCCAAATACAAGGACACCCTAGTTAGAAAGAACGCCTACTCTGTAAATACCCGTACCGGTGAGAAAGTATACGCCTATACAAATGAGGGGTACTATAATAAGGCAGGCGTATTTGTCCCACGTACAAAAGAAACTACCAAGATGTACGAAACTGAAGATGCTTTTACACTTACTAGAGACCCCAAAAACGAAATAGAAAGGGTATATGCAGAGTACGCAAATTCTATGAAATCTTTGGGAAATCAGGCAAGAAAAGAAAGCGCCGCTACTCCTAGTGTTAAGTATTCTCCTTCAGCTAAAGAAACATATAAAGAGGAAGTGGAATCATTAAAAGCCAAGTTGAATATTGCTAAATCTAATGCACCTTTAGAGCGACAAGTTCATCTTATTGGTAACAGAATTGTTAAGCTTAAAGTAGATGCAAATCCAAGTTTTAGTAATAGTCAAATCAAAAAGTTAAAAGGACAAGTTTTGTCTGAAGTTAGAGACAGAGTTGGTTCATCAAAAGAAAGAGTTATTCCAACGGAGAAAGAATGGGAAGCTATACAGGCTGGAGCAATTAGTGAAAACATGTTACAAGACATTTTAAATAATACACAAATAGAAGTAATACAAGAATTAGCAACCCCACGCGCTTCTATTGGTCTTAATGCATCTGAATTGTCTATGGCTAGACTTTATATAGAACAAGGAAGAGAAATGGCAGAAATAGCATCAATGTTGGGAATTTCTGTCTCAACATTGGATAAGGCTTTGAAAGGAGTATAAATATGAGAGAAGCATTACTTACGACCATCGACAACCCATTTAACCCATTCACAGAATTTGATACATGGAAAAGATTTGATGAAGATATGGGTTATTATTCATTGAATTATTTAGCTAGAATCAGCACAGCATCGTTAGATATGTCCGACGAAGATTACTGCCAAGCGGTCAATGATGCTGTTGATGAAATAGTAAAATTTAATATAAACGGTATGTATAGAAAAATTTACAAAGACGGCAAATACTATTAGATATACGGGGGGGGGATATAATGAATATCAACCCTCCTATTATATCGGGCGGCTCCTAAAAAAATCTCCGGCGGGCTATTTTTAGGCCCTCCATATGACCGGTAATAATTTTTTATGGTGCTCCACACACCATCACATTTATTGTGATCTCCTTTCAATTATTACCGGTCATATGGGTGCCTAAAAGTATACAAAAACCAATACAAAAGTTATATTTAAATCATCTAGGAAGGAGGCTAAACCATGGCCAAACAAACTCAAACTGGTGAGAATAAAAAGCAAAACAGGGCTCCTGCAAGGACACCAGAGGCAAGACAGCAACAACTTATAGCTTTGGCGTATGATGAAGCCGAAGCACAAATAAGAAATCACAAGGCAAGTTCTCAAGTTATTACACATTTTTTGAAATTAGGAACCATTAAAGAACAAAAAGAGCTAGTTTTGCTAGAGCATCAAGTAGAATTGATGAAAGCTAAGACTGAAGCTATACAATCACAAAAACGTATAGAAGAATTATATTCAAATGCACTTTCAGCAATGCGTTCTTATCACGGTACAAAAGAGGAAGCAGTATATGAAGACTAGAACATACTCCGAACTTATAAGATTGTCAACCTTTGAAGAACGTTTCTTTTATTTAAAACTTAATGGAACGATTGGAAGTTCTACTTTTGGATTTGATAGATATTTAAATCAATCCTTTTATACATCAAGAGAATGGAAAACTATAAGAAACAATGTAATTGTTAGGGATCAATCTTGTGATTTAGGAATTTTAGATAGACCAATTTTTGGTAAAGTTTATATTCATCATCTAAACCCAATAACCATGAAAGATGTAGAAGATGGAACAGATATTTTACTCAATCCCGAATACTTAATATGTACAACAATGAGGACTCACAATGCTATACATTTTGGAGACTCGCAAAATTTACAACAAGAATTTAAAGAACGAAAGAAAGGAGATACCACCTTATGGGAAGTATTTTAGATTCCATAAAGAAAATGCTTGGAGTGAGAATTGATGATACCAATTTTGATCAAGAATTAATACTACACATAAACGGAGCATTAATGGTTTTGAATCAACTCGGTATCGGACCAGTAGAAGGCTTTGTAATTACAGGTGCAGATGAACAATGGGAGTTGTTTTTAGATGACAGAAATGATTTAGAACTGATTAAGTCTGATGTTTATCTAAGAGTTAAACTAATGTTCGATCCTCCACAAAACTCATTCTTGACGTCAGCAATACAAACGCAATTAAATGAGTATGATTGGAGAATAGAAGTGCAGAGTAAAAATAATATTACAAATTAGGAGGAACATAAATGGGAAACGTAGTAGTTACAAAACAAGATTTATATTACTTACAAATTGGAACGGTAAATAAGAAAGACTTGTTTTTAATGCATCATGGTATACTTGGACAAAAATGGGGTGTTCGCCGTTACCAGAATCCAGATGGTAGTTTGACTGCGGCTGGTAAAGCACGTCTTTCTGAAATGGAGACTTATAACAAACAAGGCTATAAATCTAAAAAGTCATCGTATAAGGAAGAAATAAAAAGCATTAAAGCGTCAGCAAAACAAACAGCGAAAGAAGCAAAAGAAAAAGGAGATAAAATTAAAGCTAGTGAAGAAGCTGCAAAAAACTGGAAAGATAAAACTGTTCCTAGAGTTTCCAAGGAATCTTTTAAATACGCAGCGAATAACATTCCAGAAAAGATAGATTCAATTGTATCAAACTCAAAGTATACCGATGGTGGAGGAGAAAGTGGGTTAAACAAAAAAGGTGTTTCAGCTGTTAATAAAGAAATTGCAAAACAGATGAACACATACGCTAGAAAATCTGGGCAGGATAAATTTAGCGCAGGAATGTATGACTACTCCATATCTTATTTGCCAACAAATGAACTGCTTAGTATAAAAACAACTATCTTAAAACAAGCTAATCCGACGATGTATATGCTTCTTGGAGCTCCAGCTGCTGCGAGTTTAACTAGAACTGATGAAAAAATTAAGAAATACGGGAATTAAAGAAAGGATTGGTAATATGGCTCTATCTAATACGGCAATTCCTAAGTACTATGGTGAATTTAGAGACGCTGTATTAAGAGGCGAAATTCCAGTGTGTAGAGAAATTTCATTGGAAATGAACCGAATCGACGAACTAATAGCTAATCCTGGAATTTACTATGACGAAGATGCTGTTGAAGGTTTTGTTAATTATTGTGAGACAGAATTAACTCTAACAGATGGATCTGATTTACATCTGTTGGATACGTTTAAACTATGGGCTGAACAGATTTTTGGATGGTATTACTTTATTGAACGGTCTGTTTATGAGCCATTAAGATCTGAACCTCTAGGAGGTAGATATGTTACCAAGTTTATTAAAAAGCGACTTGTTAACAAACAATACTTAATTGTTGCTAGAGGAGCTGCAAAATCTATGTATGCAAGTTGTATTCAAAATTATTTCCTTAATGTTGATACGACAACAACGCATCAAGTTACAACAGCTCCTACTATGAAGCAAGCCGACGAAGTTTTATCTCCAATAAGAACATCTATTACACGATCTCGAGGCCCGCTGTTTCAATTTTTAACAGAGGGCTCGCTTCAAAATACAACGGGTTCTCGAGCGAACCGTGTTAAACTAGCATCTACAAAAAAAGGAATTGAAAACTTTTTAACTGGTTCGCTTCTTGAAGTAAGACCAATGTCAATTGACAAACTTCAGGGTCTTCGCCCAAAAATTTCTACAATAGACGAATGGCTTTCTGGTGATATTCGAGAAGATGTTGTTGGAGCTATTGAACAAGGAGCTTCAAAACTTGACGATTATTTAATTATAGCTGTAAGTTCTGAGGGAACTGTTCGTAATAGTTCTGGCGACACTATAAAAATGGAATTGTTAGATATTTTAAAAGGCGATTACCCAAATCCTCATGTTTCTATTTGGTATTATAGGTTAGATGATGTTAAAGAAGTATCAAATCCTGAAATGTGGATTAAAGCTAATCCTAATTTGGGGAAAACTGTTACATATGAAACGTATCAACTAGATGTTGAACGTGCTGAAAATGCTCCTTCAACGAGAAACGATATTTTGGCAAAACGGTTCGGAATTCCATTAGAAGGGTATACTTACTTCTTTAAATATGAGGAAACTATACCGCATAGAAGACAGAGCTTTTGGTCTTTACCATGTGCTATGGGTGCTGATCTTTCTCAAGGCGATGACTTCTGTGCTTTTAGTTTTTTGTTTCCACTTGGAAGAGGAAAGTTTGGCGTAAAAACTCGTTGTTATATTTCTAGTTATACTGTAATGGGCCTTCCTGGAGCTATACGAATAAAGTATGACGATTTTATTAATGAAGGTTCGTTAATGGTGCTCGATGGAACAGTTTTAGATATGATGGACGTTTATGATGACTTGGATTGTTTTATACAAGATAATGGGTATGATGTTAGAAGCTTTGGTTTTGACCCATACAATGCTAGAGAGTTTGTAGAAAGATGGGAAAAAGAAAACGGTCCATATGGAATCGAGAAAGTAATTCAGGGCTCTAAAACAGAGTCGGTTCCTTTAGGAGAAATAAAAAAACTTGCAGAAGATAGAGCATTATTATTTGATCAGGAGTTGTTTTCTTTCACGATGGGAAACTGTATTACAACAGAAGATACAAATGGAAATAGAAAACTATTAAAGAAGCATAGGGAAGAAAAAATAGACTCCGTTGCTGCTTTGATGGACGCATATATTTCATATAAATTACACAAAGAACTATTTGAGTGAGAAAGGAGGTACTAAAAAATGAAAAGCTACTTAGTAATAGATAGAAGCACTTCAATTAAAGAATTAAAACACCATGGAATATTAGGACAACAATGGGGTGTTCGTCGTTACCAGAATGAAGATGGTTCACTAACTACAGCAGGTAGAAAAAGATACTCCGAAGATTATCTTGAATCTGCCGATGCAAAAAGAATGGCTACAAAAGGCCTTTCTAATGCAGAACTTAAAAGGCTTAATGAACGCCTTCAGTTAGAAAAAACATACAACGATCTAACATACAAAGAAAAAAAACAAAACGAAAGTTATGCAGTTGGTATACTAAAGAAGATTGGAGAAAAAACTTTAACAGAAGTCGGTTCAAAAGTTGCCACCGGATTGCTAACTGAATTTGTAGCTGATCCATTACTTGAGTCTTTAACGCGTGGTAATGTAAAACTAGGGGGTAAAAAGTAATGAATAAAATAGTTTTACAGCACCACGGAATTTTGGGAATGCATTGGGGTATTCGCCGTTATCAGAACGAAGATGGTTCTCTAACTCCTGCTGGACAAGCTAGATTAGATAGAAAAGATAACAAATGGGCTTCTACAAAAGGAGAAAAGATTAAAACAAAAATTCAAAAGAAAGTTTCTAAGGATATGAACAAATTCGTTCGTAATGAACTAGAAACAACTTATACGCCTACTGGAAAACTATCTGCTAAAACAATCCTCGATTATAACAATAAATTGGCTTCTTTAATGAATGAAAAAGTTGGTGAAGTTCCAGCTCCTTCAGGAAGAGTTTTAAAATTTGTTGCTAAAAGAGGAGAAATTGGCGTTCACACTGCTATAGCAGATAGCGGTTACAATATGGAACAACTAAAAAAGGGAGTATTTAAATCGGGTAAGGTTGCATATAAGAATCAGAATCTTATGTCTAAATCATAAAATTAAAATGTAATAAGGAGGATGAGATATGGCAGATACTTTAAGGTCACGTCTCAAAAGCGCTTGGAATATTTTCCGAGCAAGAGATCAGACCGAAGAATATATGTACCAGGATTTGGGTTATGCTTCTACTTACAGTCCAAATTATCCTAGAATTTCTAGAATAAACGAACGGTCTATAGTAGCCGCTGCTTATAATAGAATGGCAATGGATATTTCTAGCTTCGATTTTCAACATGTTCGTGTTGATGAAGATGGTCGTTATTTAGAAACAATAGACGATGCTTTAAACCAATGCTTAACTGTTGAGGCTAATATCGATCAAACAGGAAGAGAACTAATTCAAGATATAGTAATAAGTATGTTTGACGAAGGTTCTATAGCTGTTGTTCCAACTATTACAAGCACAGATCCTAATATAAGCGGTAGTTATGACATTTACGCATTACGAGTAGCTAAGATACTTCAATGGTATCCACACCACATTAAGGTTGATTTGTATAATGAGGATTTGGGTGTTAGGCAAGAAGTAACAGTTTTGAAAAGTAATACTGCAATACTTGAAAATCCGCTTTATGCTATCATGAATGAACCAAATTCTACTCTAAAGAGGCTAACAAGAAAATTAAATCTGTTGGATTCTGTAGATGAATTGGTTAGTTCTGGTAAAATAGATTTAATTATTCAATTGCCATATACTTTGAAAAGTGAAGCTCGTCAAAAGCAAGCTGAAGAAAGAAGAAAAGCAATTGAAAATCAACTTCGTGGATCACAATATGGTATAGCTTATACTGATGGAACGGAAAGAATTACGCAGTTAAACAGACCCGCCGAAAACAATCTACTTTCACAAGTTCAGTATCTTCAGAAATTGTTCTATAATCAACTTGGAATAAGCGAAGAAGTTTTTACTGGTAAGGCGTCTCCTACAGAAATGCGTAATTATTATGACCGTTCTATTGAGCCTGTTGTTACTAGAATTTTAGAAGAGTTTCGTCGTAAGTTTTTAACAAAAACTGCGCGAACTCAAGGCCAATCGATTCTTGGATTTAGGGATATGCTTCGCCTTATTCCTGCGGATGAACTTGCAGAAACTGCCGATGTACTTAGCAGAAACGAAATTGCTACTGCTAATGAATTTAGGCAGGCACTAGGGCTTAAACCTTCTAATAATCCAGATGCCAACGAACTTCGCAATAAAAATATGCCCATTCAAGAAGCTCCGTCATCTGGTGGTCCGCCAATTGGAACTCATAAAGGAACAAATGAGCCTTATCCAGAGACATTTGATAAGAACCAAAAAAAGCTTGATGATTCTGAGGCGAATACAAATGAACTCAAGTAGTTTAATGTATAATGTGGTATTCGCAAAGATAAAACAACAAAATAGGAGGTAATAAAATGAATAAACAGAACTACGACTTTAGCGGATATGCAACTAAAGTTGGGCTAAAGTGCAGTGATGGACGAACAATTCTTCAGGATGCATTCCAGGGGTGCGACGGAGCGCGCGTTCCGCTTGTATACCAGCATATGCATACTAGTCCTGATAATATTCTAGGTCATGCTATTCTAGAAAATAGAAAGGACGGAGTTTATGCTTATTGCTCTTTGAATAACACTAAAGCAGGCGAAACTGCAAGGGAACTTGTAAAACATGGTGATATTTCAGCACTAAGTATATACGCAAATTCTCTTGTTGAAAAGTCTAAAAACGTTATTCATGGCGTAATTAGAGAAGTATCGTTGGTTATTGCTGGTGCGAATCCAGAGGCATATATAGATAATTTGGCTTTTGAACATGGCGATGGTAGTGTTACAACCAATGAAGAAGAAGCCGTTATATGCGCTGGTTATCTCGAGCATAACTATTTGGATATTTCAGATGCATTAATTCATTCGGAAGGTAAAAAGAAAGCTGAAGACGACGAAACGATAGGCGAAATCTTTGACACCCTGAATGAAAAACAAAAGACTGTTGTTTATGCAATGATTTCTGCAGCAATGAAAAACAAAGACGACGATGATGACGATGACGACGATGACGACGATGGCGACGATGACGACGATGACAAAGTAAAACACTCTACTATTAATAAAGGAGAAACAATTATGAAGAAAAATGTTTTTGATCAGTCCAAAGATAGTTCTACGATTCAGCACAACGTTCTCACAAGGGATGCGCTTAGGGAAATATTCGAAGATGCTAAGAAATCGCAGTCTACTTTGAAGAATGCTTTCCTTGCTCATGGGTATGAGTCGTTGGCAGATGCTTATGCAGCGTATGAAGCTCCTACTTCTTACCTTAAGCATGATGGAGAATATGGAATTGATAATATAGGATTCCTGTTTCCTGATTACAAGTCCACGTCTGGAACTCCTGCATTTATAAAGCGTGACACAGAGTGGGTTTCTAAAGTGTTTGGAGCTTCTAAGCATGTTCCATTTACAAGGATAAAGACTCTTCTTGCTGACATAACTGCTGATGAAGCACGTGCGAGGGGCTATATAAAGGGTAACGAGAAGGCCGATGAAGTTATTACGCTTTTGAAAAGAACCACAGATCCTCAAACTATTTACAAGAAACAGAAGCTTGACAGAGATGATATCGTTGATATAACCGATTTCGATGTTGTTGTATGGCTTCGTTCTGAAATGAGGCTTATGCTTGAGGAGGAAATTGCTAGGGCCGAGCTTATTGGTGATGGGCGTGCTGCTTCTTCTGATGATAAGATAAAAGAAGATAAGATTCGCCCTATTGCTACTGATGATGCTGTATATACTGTAAAAATTACACTTCCTGAATCTACGACTACTGCACAATTAATTGACCAGCTCATACTTGGTCGCAAGCAGTATAAGGGAAGCGGGGTTCCTACATTCTTTACAACTCCTGACGTAAATGGTGATATGCTTCTTATAAAGGATACAACTGGGCGTCGTCTTTACAATACGGAGTCCGATCTTGCTGCAGGAATTCGTGCAAAAGAGATAGTTGAAGTTCCTGTTATGGAAGGATTTGTTAAAGTTATTACTGAACCGACATCCACAGACCCTGGTGTTCAAGAAAGGCTCCTAGGTATTATGGTTAACATGAATGATTATTCTCTTGGTGCTGATAAGGGTGGATCTGTAACACTGTTTGACGATTTTGACATTGATTACAACCAGTTTAAGTATTTGATTGAAACAAGGTGCTCTGGAGCTCTTACTCTTCCTAAGTCTGCTATTGCATTCTGGCGTACAGAAGAAATTCCTGCGACTGGAGAGTAAAATTCAAAATGGAAGGTGGTAGCCGATTATGGCTAAATTTTGTGGAAATGTCGGATACGCAATACAAGTCGAATCGGCTCCTGGTGTTTGGACAGACCAAATAGTTGAACGTCAGTATTATGGTGAAATAAATCGTAACCAACAAAGATGGCAACCATCCGAAGGGGTTAATGAAAACCTTAATATTGATAATGAAATTTCTATATTGGCAGACCCTTATGCTTATGAAAATTTGCAGTTTATTACTTATATAGAATTTATGGGGGCGAAATGGAAAGTACAATCGTTAGCCATCAATCGCCCTCGTATAGTTCTACAGTTAGGAGGTTTGTATAACAAATGAGTTCTAGAATCGAGTTACATCAGAAATTGGTTGACATTCTAGGGACAAATAATGTATACTTTCAGCCTCCTGCTACTATAAGAATGAACTATCCAGCAATTGTTTATCATAGGAGCGATAAAAACGAGAAATTTGCCAATGACGAATTGTACTTAGGAAAAACTAGTTACACAGTTACGGTTATAGAAAAGAATCCAGATTCATTAATTCCAGACAAAGTTGCAAAACTTCCATTTACAAGTTTCAGTAGTTTCTTTGTTGCAGATGATTTGAATCATGATGTCTTTTCAGTTTATTATTAAAATTATAAAAGGAGCGTGCAAATATTATGTCAAAATTAATTTGGGATGCGGTTGGAGAAAGAACCGGAGAAACTGGTATAAAAAAGGGTGTTTTGTATTCGTACACAGGTGGCGCGTTTACAAATGGTGCTGCTTGGAACGGACTTACTGGGATTTCAGAATCCCCTACAGGTGCTGAAGCAAGCCCGTTTTATGCAGATGACCAGAAGTACCTAGAAATAATGTCTGCTGAAGAGTTTGCTGGTAGTATTACTGCTTACACTTATCCAGATGAGTTTAAACCCTGCATAGGCGAACTTGATCTTGTTCCTGGCGTGAGTGTTGCCCAGCAAAACAGGTCTATCTTTGGTCTTAGCTATAGGACGACTCTAGTAAATGATACAAATGGAACCGAGTATGGTTATAAGATCCATCTTGTATACAACGCAAGAGCATCTGTTGCTGAGGCTGATCATACGACAATTAATGATTCCCCTGAGCTCATCGAGTTCAGCTGGGAATTTACGACTACTCCAGTTGAAGTTCCTGGAATGAAGTCATCTGCCCATATAATAATTGATTCTACGAAGTTTACAACTTCTGCTCAGCTTGAGAAGCTTGCAACCCTTGAGGACATTCTTTATGGAACAGATGGAAGCGACGACGATGGTACTGTTTCTAGGCTTCCTCTTCCTGCAGAACTTGTAACAATTTTGTCTGATGGCTAATTGTTAGTCTAACAAAGCGGGCTCTGCTTTTGCATCCCGCCTTTTCTTAACATAATTTCTAAAATTGAAAGGAGATTTAATAAAATGCTTAAAAAAACTATAAATTATACAGATTATGAAGGTAATCAAGTAACAAAAACATTGTATTTCCACCTAAGTAAGTTTGAATGGCTTGAGCTTGAGACATATACAAAAGGTGGACTTGTTGAAAACCTTCGTCATTCATTAGAGTCTAATAACACTAAAAAGACAATCGATATACTAAAGAAAATTCTTCTTCGGGCATACGGAGAAAGAGATGAAGAAACTGGAGAGTTCATAAAGAATGATGACTTGGCTATTAAGTTTAGTAAAACTGAAGCCTTTTCAGAATTGTTTTACAAATTAGCATTTGATGAAAATGAATCTAAAGAATTCTTTCTTGGTTTAATACCTCCTGAAGTTAGAGATGAAGCAGAAAAATCTTTAATTGAAGAACAGAAGAGGCTTTCAATAGTTTCTCCTAATTAAAGAAAAGGAGAAGTTAAATGCTTACCTTATTCATTCCTGGAATAGACTTGTATGACGAGCCAACCAATTCTTTTAAAAAAACCAATTCGTGCACTTTAACCTTAGAACATTCTTTATTGTCTATTTCAAAATGGGAGTCAACTTACAAGGAGCCGTTTCTATCATCAAAAGAATTTACAAAAGAGAAATTCAAGAACTATATAATGTGTATGGTAATTGGGCCTTATGAACCAAAAAATTTTTTAGGATTGACGGATGAGCATTTAAAATTGGTACAATCTTATATAGATGACCCTATGACGGCTACAACTTTTTCAAAGAACAATAATAATCGTGTAAGTCGGGAGATTATTACAGCCGAGATAATATATTATCGAATGTTTGCTAATAATATCCCGATGGAATGCCATAAATGGCATCTAAATAGGCTTTTAACACTTATTAGAGTTTGCGAAGAAAAGAATGCACCTTCTAGAAAAATGAGTAGGCGTCAAACAGCTGAAAGAAATGCCATGTTAAATGCTGCAAGAAGAAAACAGTTTAACACAAGGGGGTAGATTTATGAAATGCGTAGTTTGTGGAGCTGAAATAGAAGGCGAACTTACGGATTGCATTTGTGATGAATGCATAGAAACAAAATTAGAATTATCTAACGGAAAGGAGGAATCAGAAAATGGCTTTTACAAATTCACCTCTAGTTAAATACACAAAACTTTCTCCAAATCACAGTGGTACTAGAAACCATGCTATAGATACTATAACAATTCATTGTGTAGTTGGGCATCTTTCTTTACAAACTCTTGGAGATGTATTTTATCCTGTCGCAAGACAGGCAAGTTCAAACTATGGTATAGATGATGCTGGAAATGTGGGAATGTACGTTGAAGAGAAAAACCGTTCTTGGTGTACATCTTCTTCATCGAACGATCACCGTGCTATTACAATTGAAGTTGCTTCAGACTTATCAGAACCTTATAAAATTACTGATGGAGCTTTGAAGGGCGTAATAGCTCTTTGCGCAGATATTTGCAAACGAAATGAAATTAAACAACTTCTATGGAAAGCTGATAAAAGTCTTATTGGACAAGTTGATAAGCAAAACATGACAGTTCATAGATGGTTCGCTAATAAGTCTTGTCCTGGTGATTATATTTATGGAAAACTTGGGTATATAGCCGATGAAGTAAATAAGATTTTAAATACAACTGTGATTAAAGAAGAACCAGCAACGCCCGTGTTTAAAGACTATATTGTTACAATAACAGCTAGTTCTCTAAATTATAGGAAAGGCCCGGGGACAAATTATGCTGTCGTTGGTACTGTTAAGAAGAATGAAATATACACAATTGTTGAGGAATCAAATGGGTGGGGTAAATTAAAGTCTGGAGCAGGCTGGATTAATTTGAGCTACACCAAAAAATAATTTATATTTGAAGGAGAATAAGGTATGCTTAAAATGGACTTAAAAGGTTCTTTTGAAAATACCGAACGATTCTTCGATAATAGCAAACATCTCAGTCGTAGGCTTAGAACCGCGTTCGAGAAGTATGGAGCTAAAGGTATTGAAGCCCTTCGTTCGGCTACACCGAAAGACACTGGCTACACATCTGAATGCTGGACATACACGATCCAAGATTGGGGAATTTCTTTCAACAACACAAATGTCGTTGACGGATATCCAATAGCAATTTTATTACAGTATGGCCATGCAACTCGAAATGGCGGTTACGTTCATGGACGAGATTATATTAACCCTGCTTTGCGCCCTATCTTCGACCAGATAGCAGAGGAATGCTGGGAGGAGGTTAAAGACTTATGAGTGACAAAATTGACCAAAGAATCGTTGAAATGTCTTTTGAAAATTCAAAGTTTGAGAAAGGCATTGCACAATCTAAAAATAGTTTATCTGATTTTTCAAAAGCTTTAGAAAGAACTGCTGGAGGAGATGACTTTAGTGCTTTAGAAAAAGGTGTATCGTCTTTATCCTCCAGCTTTAGTGTTTTAGAAGAAATAGCTAGTGGTGCTTTGAGAAATATAGGTACTATGGCTACTAATGCCATTGGTTCTCTTGTTAAAAGTTTGACCTTCGACCAATTAACAGCTGGTCTTTCTAAATACGAAGAGAAAATTAACGCTGTTCAAACTATGGTTTCTGCTGGATATGACCTAGACGAAGTAGAAGCTCAAATGGAAAAACTAATGTGGTTTTCTGATGAAACCAGTTACAGTTTTTCAGA